TCACCGGGAAATTGTGCCCCGCTTCGTCAGTTCGTCATATTGCCTTTCGCAGACCCTTCCGGCTTCAGCTGCCCGGTCAGCGTATTCTGCCAGTTGTCGGTTTCGTTCGAGAGATTTTTCGAACACGTCGGTAAGCAAAATTCCGGTGTCTGCGGCTGACGACCCAGCGCCGACAGTGGCGTTATACTGCCTGAGCTGCTCACGGATGGCAACGAGCTGCTGCTGCAGCCGGCCAGCGCGAGCGGCAGCATCAAGAGCATCATTGCGCGCCTGGTCGATCCTCTGCTGCGCTTCTCGTTCATTGGTCGCTTTCTCCTGTTCGTCATGTTGACGGGCTTTATCATCTTCTGCTTTACGGTCAGCCTTCGCCTGCGCATATCCGGCCTCGTACTGCGTATCACCGTGAATATTCCAGGCAACAACGCCGCCGGCCACCAGAGCAGCAAGCATCGACATGATAAGCAACTGTTTCCAGTGCGCTTTCACGAATGCCGTGATCATGATTCATTTACCGACTCGGAACCGGTCATTAACGGTAACTCTCTACTATCCTTCGCCACATTAACCGGCCAACGGTATCCGGTAACCCTTTCCTTGGAAAATGAACGAATGTTAATTGCATCAGACTGGTTCCCGCCAAGAACCATCAGGTCGCCATTTTTTTTCTTCCCGACAACAAATCCGACATGGCCTCCGCCGTCACGGCTGAATACAACCACACAACCATAAGCTGGTTCTTTAATCTGAACCCCCCAGTTGAGATAGGATTTTGCAGATTCGAAGCGTGTTGATTTAATTCCACTTCGTTCGAGCATTGCACCTACGAATGCGGCGCACCATGGCGTTTCATCATCTTTAATCCCACCACGCTTAATGTCTTTCCAGAATTGAATAATCAGTGGGTTATGACGTGGTCCTTTAATTTCCATCTGGCCAATATGTTTACGTGCTTCTGTAATCCAGGGTAACTCACTCATGATGACCTCGATATCTTGAAGATTTGCACGACGTTGCCGCGCGTCTTCAGCACCGCGGCGAACATCACAGCATTGATAACGACCTCAGAAAGATCTGCGGTCATAGGGAAGTGGTACAGGTATGAGTACGCGGTACGCAGCGGGATGCTGGCCGCTGCCACTATGAGGAAATAGGCTATCCACCCGCCCCAGCGGCGGTGGCGCGATCCGTTGCGCTGGAAGAACATCACCCGCAGCGCTATCCCGCCGCAGATGCAGGAATTAGCGATAAGCAGCAGATCATGGCCTGTCATCGTCTTTTCCTCCCGGGATTAAATCGCGCGGATTGTCAGAGCGGTGATACAGCCATATCCCGACACGCACCGCGACAATAGCCGCAACGAACGCGCCAGCTGAGTAGACAATACCCCGCTCGAACGAGTCCTGTGTGATGGTGGGGATCATGCTGGCAACGCCGATAAGGATTGATGCTGTTGGTTTGTAGAAGAGAAGACCGCAGAGAAAGCTGAGTAGCGCCAGGAGAACGCGGCGCTTGACCGGATACTCAACAGCAGAGGTAACAAAAATTACCGCCCCGGCCAGCGATCCAAGCGCGACTTCAGGAGGTACGCCGGCGATAACTGCCGCCAGCGCACCGTAGCTAAGCCCCTGATTTATTGTATCAGCGGTTAGCGATGCGGACATGATGACCACCGTTTACTATGCATGATGAACCTCCTTAGTTTGGTAAGTTCATCATACACAATAAACCGTTTATGGATAAATGGTAATTATAGGTAATTTAATCAATATATTGGCAAAAAATATCATTATGAGAATATTACAAAATTTGCCATGTTAGATTTGTTTTTCCTCCGTACCCATTGTTCATAAGGTAATCAATGATGTAGTCATCTAGATCTGATTGATTCTCAAAAGAATCCCTTTCAATATTTATTGATACCAGTTCAGGTAAAGAAACAGTGGAATCAGCATCATACCAAATATTAATATTTATCATGATTTACTCCTTAAGTGAAATTAATGATAAAGCTATCAACATCTATTACAGCCCCCTCTCGGCATCGCACTGAAACTTCGCAATATTCTGCACTCTGCAGAACTCTCCCCTGTACAAACTGACCAACAGATACCCAATCTGTAACAGAATTGGAAAACGTGCTGGATGGTCCATCTTGTATTTTTACTCCTGCCCTGTCGTAAAAAGTAACAGTAAGCTGACCTGCTGTGGTTCCAGATCCTGGGGTTACAGTTCTGACAATAAGTGACGTAGTAAAATATGTATGCCCGGTAACTTTCACATTCTGAGTCAGATAGCAACTTAATGACCCTATTGAAGTCATGCGAGCTCCATATGACCCTGTCTTTTTATATGCAGCATCTACAACGCATGTCTGGCTAACTGATCCTTGATTGTTGAAAGACCATGATGAAAGATCTCCAGTTCCAAATCCGAAGTTACGCGTTGGGTTAAGTGATTTATGAAGTGGTATATTCCCGACTCCAGAAGCTATATCATTTATTACAGCATGAGCTATGACGTAACCGTCACCTTCAACAAAAGTCCTAAATCCTTCAGGACCATTCTGGAATGGATAGTTATTTCCAGGCATTTTAACATGACTGAAATCTAGGAATGCATTAACTCCAACCTCGAATAATGGTTGTGTTTGCACAGATGGATTGTTACAAACAATAGTACATCCATTAAAATTGAATCTAGCGGCAACACCCGTAACTTTAACGTAACGATATCGGCCAGAGGCAAGAGGGTTTTCTATGTTACTGGTAGTATTCAAGTTTATAAATGCCCCTGCACCAGTAACCTCTACAGGGCAGTTAAGTATCGATGTACCAGGCATAGCTATGGCAAAGTTGGCGCATTCTAAAAGAATTGGCGCACCTTTAGTATCGTATATTTTGCAATCATTAAAACTTACACTTTCACCTGAGTCCAAAAGACCGGAAGGAAAGTGCATGGCATGTGTTGTTCCGGTTAATTCCGTGGTAAATCCGCAATCAGTGAATTTATATCGCCATGTCGAGTTTGTAGCCAATAATAATTTATCAAAGTTCTTGAAACTGCAATATATTACGTTGCAATCGCCGTTATATGTTCCATTTGCGTTATTATTCTTATTTCCTGTGATTATGCCTGCTTGCCCTGTTCCTTTAAGGCTGCCGACTACTGACACGCCGCGCATAATGTTAGAATGCACCCGATACCCTAAGGAATATGGAGCGGATGAGTGCACCCATATCGCGGCGTCACCAGTGAACCCAGTCGCGTCGATACCAGCACGCCCAAAAGCGCACCCGAAAGAAAAATACCCTAAATCGATATCAAGACCTACCGATCCGGTGAGAACATAGGTCTTCCCCGGTTGCAATTGAAAGTTAACACTATTTGCTTTCGCGTAACTGTTAGCGGCCAGTAATTGCTCGGTATCAGTGCCAGGGAAATCCTCAGGCATTACAAAATTTGTTCTGCGATTTAAAATATTTATATATTGCTGAACGGTTTTACCATCGGAATGCATTACAAGTGAAGAGCCAGGTATCGCACTTGATCCAAGCTCTATTAATACATCTGCAGCTGAGCCAGACTCAGGCAACACAACTATTGGATTACCTTCGTTGTTGAATGCAAGAATTTTATTTCTTCTGCTCGCAATTCCAGGTAGAGAAGGTATTGAAGAGTCAGTAACCCTTACTGATTTATTGAAGTTTTCGTCAGCATGTATAATCGCATCATTATAAAGTACATCAGTATATCTCTTCGTGGCCGCATCCTGCGCCTGCGACGGGTCACGCAGGTTACGAATGCGGTTGTTGAGCGCATCGTAATAGTTCGCGAGCCATGATGGCTTCCGGAGAGATAGACCAGACCACCATCCATACGCCTGCTGCACCAGCATAGTCAGCTTATCGAAAGCATCTTCGTGGATCTCAGGAAAGAAGCCCCCCTGGTTCCTGATGCTGGCTTCCTGCGTAACCGGCGTGCTGCGCTCGATAGAGATTTTGTAGCCAGCTGGGAGCGCTGATGTCAGAACCACCTTACCCCCGTTGTAACGGTTCACGCCGGTAACCGTGTAGTCGGTACCGAGTGTTAGCGTCACGATGCTTTCGGAGGTATCCAGGGTCTGCACCAGCAGGTGGCTTTTATCAAGAATGCGGAACGTAAAATCGTATTGGGTAGTGGCGCCGTTCCCGGTGTACTCGTTACGGCTTACCTGCGTTGAAACTGTCATAGTCTGCTCCAGTGGTCAGCGCTGGCGCGCGTGCATAGAAGCATTCTATTACCCATCAAACCATATATGAATAAAACAGATCGAAACGAGCAAAAACATTACCATTAAGGTAAACAAAAACCTTCTGGAAAACCCTGTTACCTTTTGATATATGTATATATATACAGTATTTATCGGAGTAATCTTAATGCCAGAGCGGTACCAGTATCCTGTCGACGAAGGTTTTGCGGATCGTATTCACACCCCGGAAGGGGTCAGATCCCTGGTTGTAAAATCACAGCTGATGGAGTTGCTCAGGGAGATGGAGCGAGACGGCCACGATGTCAGCGGTGCGGCGGCGGAACTGGTGGCACTGGTTAACTATGTGACGAGCTCGCAGTTGTCGATGCGGGAACTGCAAACACACCTGGATTTCTGCGCAATGCAGTTGCGGCAGCAACTCAGATAGGGATTGATAGCCAGGAAGCACATTTAAAATAATTCTTGACGGACTTCATGGGTGGCTTAAGATTACCGTATTGGTAATTCAACCATGTGTTGAGTATCCGCTTGCATTAACGTTTGTTAGAGGTATGTATGAGCAGAAGATATAGCAAAGAGCTGGCTTTAGAGTCAGGGAGCCCTTTGGGTATCGCTCCTCGCTCTGACTACTCCGGCTTTGTGAAAAGAGACTCATCAACCGGCAAGTTCCTCGAACAAGATATGCGGGTGGTCGGTGATGACTTACGTAGGTCCGCAACGACCATTTATAAAAAGTACATCATAAGAGATGGGAAAAGAGTTGATGCCCCTCAAGGAAAGATGTTTGCCGTAACTCTACATAAGGAAGGTCTTGATGCTGCCGGAACACCAAAATCAAGTTCCCCAAGATACGACAAATACGCCAGACTTTACTGGCAAACAAAGCGATAACCCCGAATTTGAAGAAGTCGAGGAAGATCTAAGTAAAGAGATCATTGAACATCCGGATGCTTTTTCGCGTGTGCTCGACAGGCCTGAAATTCAAGAAATCGTTGTTGCTCACCACGCATTTCAAGGCCCGCTACCTCCTCCATATCTTTTACGTGGGTATCAGGAAATCTTACCTGATGCCCCCGAGCGTATCTTTCAACTAACGGAGAGAGAATTTGCTCACAGGCATAAGATGGAGGAAAAAGCACTTGATGGTGCCATCAACAGGGATAAAAGAGGACAGCACTACGGTCTAGGCGCTACAATCTTTACCGTCGGTTGTGCCACCGTCTTAGGCCTGACCGGGCATGAAGTGTTGGCAGGAACGGTCATCGGCATAGTAGTTGCAGTAGCTTGTATTTTTGTTCTTAGGCAAAAACCAATCATCAAAAAGAAGCCAGAGAATAACGAAAAACCTGATGAAGAATAGCCCGGGCCACGGGCTTTTTGTGGCTTCCTTTCTGGTTCGATCCTCAATCACCATACCTAATATTTTGGTAATAACACACGCTTAATTATTACCAAAAAGGTAATATTAAATCTATAAATTCAAAATACAAACCTAATATGAATATTTATTACCTTAACATTGTGTTTTTGATTGTTTTTTTGCCAACTCAACTACAATTTAGGTACACTGTATTCCCAGATGTAATGTGATGGAGGAGCCATGCACCGTACAAAAAGAGCTGGCCCTAACCCTGAGCGAGCTAAATCAGAAAAAACTTTACCTAGCCACCAGCCCGTCGTTTTTTTGGAGGGGGTACAGCTAGTTTTTCATGATTGGATAGTAAGTGATGAAGACTTTAGTATGATAAAAATTCATACTTTTTCACCGCCTTATTTTTCCACGAATTATTTTCATGGTGTAAATAACTGCGACATAGCATATCAGGCAGGATATCATCACGGATTAAGCGAGTATAAATCTGACGATTGCAAGAATGTTGTCTTCCGCTACAAGCTTATTGTAGAAGGAATAAAACAACAGGAAACCTTTGAGACAAGAAGTATGCCGCGTGTGAAAAGTATGTCTTTCACTGAGGCATGTGCGCTATCCAGAGAACTATCCGACTCTCGCGAAGAGAGACTGCTGAGAGCAAGTTTTGATGGGCCAGAATGAATATATTGGTTTTATATATAGCGAAAAAATTTTCAGCACCAATGAAAAATTAAAAAGCTTTAAAGAATCATTTATTTATCATTGGCGATATGGACACCATCCGGATTTTGGAAAAGATAGTCTTTTCCACAAGCCACCCTGCGTTTATCCTATCCACCTCAGAAAGGTGCATGTTAACACTGGTTTATATACGAACGCATACGGTATTAGTGGAACTGAAGAATGTTGGAAAAACTGGTCTACGGGTCGATATAACTCATCTGGAAATAAAAAACAAATCCCCACATCAGATTCTTATTTAATTTATGCAGTATGTGAAAACAGGAATGCAGGCGTACTTGATTTCTGGTTTCCTCCGGCTCATAAAGAGGCGGAATTTGAGCCCTCTGTACAAGGTATGGTTGAACTTGCTGATAAATTTTATGAAAAAATATCAGGAAAACCAATGGGTAGAGATAAAGAACCATGGCACTCTGATTTCTTAGTGTAGCAGCAGGCCGCGAAAGCGGCCTTTTTTAATGGCTGAATTATGAGCTAAGGTCTACAATGTTCGGGCCACGTTAAGTGGTCTACACATGGTAAGTGAAAATGAAAAAAGCATTCGCAGTGCTGTTTGTTCTGTTGTCTCTGGGTTCAGCTACACAAGCTTTCGCTGGTAACTGCCAGCATCCTGATGATACTGCAGCTGATGGCTCACGCTGTGGCGGCCGTTCTGCTGACTCCCGCCCCGGCGGTCAGTGATAATTAAGGCCGCGAAAGCGGCCTTTGTGACATGTCACATTAATCCCCTTTTGCTCATTTCAAGAGACAATTCCGATAAGTTGTTTAACCGGTACTCTCTTTCTGCCGCTTCTAATTTTTCGCGTTTCATAGCCAACAAGACGCACACAACCCCAGAAATGAGCAGCGTCAAAACAAGATAATCTCTTTGATTAATAAGAATTTCTGCAATGTAAATGGCTGTCAATAAGGTAGCTATTACGCCATATAGAAACAGAATTCCCGTAATCCTATTCTTTTTTCTCTGGCAATCGGCATATATAAGTGCTGACTCTTTATATTTTTTCCTTAAAGAATCGTCGCTCAGCTCTGAAATACCATTCATTTACCTACCGCCTTTCCTAAATCTGGTGCTCTACGTGGCGTTTCTTCGCCAGGCTCCCACCAGCTTGTTGTATTAAACTCACGCATCGCGCGGTCACGCACGCGGGCGTTATACCCAGGGTTTGCCATCTCCTGAAGTTGCTGCAGGATCAGGTGATTGGTTATTGCTTTTGTATACCACAGGTTAGCGAAAGGGGTAATCATCCTGGCAGTTTTTAACGCATCAGCTGTGAATGTCGTATCTTCACCGGCCATCGCCTTCTGCGAGTTCGTCAGTACCGTTTTCGAAAGCTGCTCTGCAAAACCAAGTACCGGTCCACCGAGAATGCCAGCAATACTGGAGCCATACTGCGTGTGGTCCTGAAAAAGGAAGTCCCCGTAAATGCCGAACGACCCACCTTTGAGAAGGGCCTGCAGCCATGTCTGAGGTTTAGTCATATCTAATGGGTCATTTCCTGATAGCAGCGCATTCATCTGGTTAGCGAACATCCCTGCCAGCGTGGTACCGGCAATATAGGATGCCAGATATTTTACAGCTGGCAGCGTTTCCAGATCCTGCGCACGAGTAACCATTTGCCGCATACCAGCCATTGGCGTAGTTTTGAACAGCATGAAGCTTTTCAGGAGATCTCCTGAAGTATCACGGGCGAAAGTATCCAAGCCGGTTGCCGTTGTAACGGCGCTGGTCATCTCTCCGTGTGTAATACCCAAGAGATGCTGTGCGGCCTCTGCACGTGCATTTCGCACCATCCTGCTTATGGTTTGTTCAACCTCTGCGTCAAAGGCCTGTTTCAGCGTCTTTCTCTTCGCGTCGGTCATCTCACCTATCGCGGCAAGAGCCTGATCGCTACCGGCGCGAACCTGCTCTATTCTGTCAGCCAGAATGTTGCGGATAGTTTCATCTGGCACGCCATAGATCGCGTCGGGTGTCATACCTTTATGACCATTTGGTGTCAGCGGGCGCAACTCTGCAGCACTCATAATAGCCCAGTCCTCTGGCGTCCAACCTTTGTTTGCCAGCACCCTCCGATCGCTTCCGGTTAACGCATCAAGGGATTTATATTTTCGGGATAGCTCGCCAATGTTCTTAAACATCAACAGGCCAAACGCTGCTTTGTTGGCCCGGTCCATTGCGATAAGACCGGACCATTTTAGTGTTTTCTCTGCGAACCAGCCCGTAATACCACGGGAAAGGTCAAAGCCCCCCATCTTCGATACCACAGCGGCATGCGCATCAACCAGCAGGCCAAGTTCTGCATTTGCACGCTTAGCGTCGCCATTGAAGAGGTTCCTCAACGTGTTGGCAGACAGATGCATGCCGTTGCGGTCAAAGCCCAGCGCCTGAGCATTGGCGCGCATGATGGCCTGATCGCTGGCGGCGGTGAACACGCTGGTACCTAGCATTGCCGAAGTCATCAGGTTGCGCAGGCCACCGACAGCAGAGGAAAACACACTTGACGATGCAACGCCGTTCAGACCAGCCATAGAGTTAAACATCCTCTCTACCAGTTGACGCTGATCATTCATCGTCCCAATATCATGGCCGCCACCAGTGGTTGACGTCGCTCTCTGATAAATCTGGTCCATAAGAAGTTTGAAGTTACTGGCTGCATCAGGCCCAAACGCCTTAACAACGCCGAGGTCCCGCGATGAGGACTGCAGGTGCGACATCATCACTCCGACAACCGGCTGCTGGGTGTAGCGTTCCATGTATGAAAAATGCGACTTCGCATCTTTGAACGCCATCACCCTGCTCTGTGATCCGCGGTTCTTTATGCCACCGCTTCCCATAAAGGCGCCAGGGTCAATCTTGTTGGCCCCTTCCGTCACTTTGGTTTCGTAGATGGCTTCCAGCGCCTGGCGGTACTCGATATCGTTCATCGGGCTGCCGTCAAGATTCACATACTGCGATCGGTCCTGAGTGTTCCATACGTCATCAACCCAGGCCTGCCGCGCGAAATCCTGCGGCGGCTGGCGGCCAGCAGCGATTGCAGCAGCGCGCTCATTCAGCGGAAGAGAGGAAAGCCACTCATCGCGGCCAGCGGCGCGGATAAGCTGGGCATCGTCAACGTACGGCAGATGCCAGTCATCACGCAGACCTATATCAAACCCGGAATCGTTCATCTCCTGCCTGGCCCGACCGGTGACATCCCCCCATACTTTCGCAATTTTCTTTGCTGCCGGGTTCCCTGTGTCTTCGCCGTAAATTTCCTTCAGGATCTGCAACTGGCCAGATCTGGAAGCTTCACGGTCAAACGGCAAAAGGTTTCGCAGGCGCTGCTCGCCTAACGCCTGACTCTGGTAAAAAAACTTCTGCACATCGTCGCCGGCTGCGGTCAACTCTGCGGATAGCTGCCGCGTCCAGTCCTGATAAGCGCCGGTCGCCATCTCTTCAGCTGAGACAACATTGATATCCGGCTGCCCGTCACGCCCGCGTCGCCCGGAGAAAATAAACTGCTGCAGCGCAATTGGGGTCTGCTCGTTTTGAGGAATAGCACTGTTCAGCGTGTCGCGAACTTTTGCGATCACAATGGCGTTCTGCGCGACGCGCTGGCGCTTCTTGAACACTGCATGCACAGCCTGCGCCGCGGCAAGCTCTGCCGCCTGGCGGTAAGTTTCCGCGTCAGGAATACCGGTCTTCCCTTCCCTGGCGTTGCGGCGCGCGATGACGCGCACGGCGTCTTTAATGCGGTCTTCGATATTTTTAATTTCGTCCGCTTTCGGCTGGCGCCCCAGCGTGTTGGCTACGGCATCAATACAGGCTTGTTTCATCACGGATTCCTCAGGAAGCAGGAAGCGGCCACAGAGTAGGCGCGGGATTCGTTTTTAACGGTCGCGATCTGGTTATCCAGATCGGCGAGCAGTTCTGAAAGCTTCACCGGCTGCCCGGTGTCAGGATGAGCGACGGTGATATCCGGCTCAATGCCGGCAAGGTCGCGCGCAGCCATCAGGTCGTAACTACCTGAGGAAATGGTTTCTCCCGAATCGGGATCCACGCTGACCTGTGAAGTGTCTTCTTTTCCGGCGAAAGCACTATTGTCGGTCATTCTCGCCGGCGATTCACTGCCAGCATCTACCGCGGTAACTGGTATCCCATTTTCACGATATACCTGCTCCATCGCTGCGCGCTGCTCTGATGCATCGACGAGTAGATCAGGACGCACAACGCCATCAAGCCCGCGCGCCTGCATGCCGACGTTCACCGGCTGCCCGGCCATCAACTGCCTGGCGGCCTCATCCATAGCCGCAACGTGACTGTTAATGCTGGCTTCGCTGCCATGCAGAACAGGCGCGGACTCAATATCATAATGCAACCCTTCATTCAGAGTATGGGCCGCATCGATATCACTTGGTTTAGCTGATGATTCAGGGATCAGGCCACGCATACTCTCCGGGATAATTCCCTGCTCCAGCCTGGAAAGATCTGATCGCGCATCGTAGAACCGGCCGCCGGGAGTGCTGTCCGCAAGAGCCTGCCTGCTGGGTTCAATCCTGCTCTGAATTTCCTGCACCCTCTGATCAAGCGCTGCCAGTTCCCGATTACGAATGCGACGGCTGCTGCTGTTTCCCACGCGTTGGTCACGCAGTGCCTGGCGCTGCTCTCCTATACGAGCAATTTCATACTCAGCACGGTGTATCTCATCGGCTAGTACTTTACGCTCACCGCGTGATAAAACCTGACCAGCCAGATTCTGCAATTCTGCCAGGCGAGAATCATACGTCGCCCCCGGGGCACTGGCGGTAGTATCAGGCGCCATGCCGGAATCCTGAACCGATGAAACAGATAGCTGTTCCTGAGGCTGCATTTCAACCGTTGTCACTGATTCCGGTACCGCAGCGCCATCATCTACCACTGGCGGAGTCTCAGCCCTGCCGTCAAATGAATTACCGCGCGCAGCAAAGTGATGAGCGCCGCCAAACGCAGCCCCGAGTACGGAATCGATCAGGATGGCCTGTCCGTCAAACACACGGTACTGCTTAGCCATATCTGCATAGCCGTTCCCTTCCAGAGTCTCACCAACAGCAAAGCGGTTCAGGCCACCGAATGCCGTGTTGATGCCTATACCTGAGAGAAGTCTTGTCGCCAGTCTTCCACCTACTGCCGCTGGCAATCCCATGCCTATCGCATTGAATCCGCTTTGTTCAGCTGCCACGGTGCGTGCAGTCTGTTCGTCAACACCCTTTGCCAAAGCATCCTGGTAGGCTTGCTCGTAAGTACTGCCTGCCGCCGCCGCTGCGCCGACCACCGGGCCGCCAATAACTGAAGCCCCGATCGCAGGTGCAAACTGACCTAACCCGTGAATGACCTGGGCGGCCATGCCCTGGCTTCCGGCCTCGGGCTTGATGTATTCCCTGGCACTGCTCAGTTGCTTACCGAAATAGTCATATGACTCATTCAGCGCTTTGTCGGCATCCGGGAACATGACGCGGAACATGTTGATGGTAGGTGCGACATTGTCGGTAAATGCCGGGTCACTGATAAGCCTTTTGCTAAATCCTACGGCAGACTGCACTTGTCCAAGCGCACCTTCACCGGCTCCGCGAATGAATGCAGACAAACTCCCCTGAAATGCTGACGGTTCGAAGTCTTCAGGACGTGATGGCTTTTCCGTAGCCTGATTGTCCATCCATGCCTGGCCCTCCGGGGCAAGAGAAAAAAGGTCTGACATTATTCAACCCTCACGGTTACCGGCTGATTAGTACGCGGATCCGTTGCCCAGCGGCCACTACCGTTAACGAGGCGATACTGGTTATTGCCGACATTGACCGCCTTAAAGTTTTCCAACGATGAAGGGTTTAATCCCGCCTGAGTCATAGCCTCTCGCCCTGCGGCCGTGTACCGGTCCCGGAAGGTGGTCTTATCCATACCGAAAGGCATGACTACGTCACTGCCGTTCAGGCCCTTATACACGCCGCCTGTGGCATACAACGCTGCTGTCTCTGCAATTTTAGAGTCGGGAGCTACAGTATTGGTTTTGCTATGATCTCCTGATTGATATGCAAGCGCGGCATAAGCTGCCCGAAAGTTGCCCCACGCCACTTGGCGCGCCTGAGCGTTGTAGGCGAAAGCATTACCGACTTCATCATCAAAAACAGCTTTAAGCTTCTCATCAGATGGGATGCTCACAGCACTGATCCCTGCATCCTTCATCGTTTTTGATGGATTCAGCATCTGATCACCAGCCAGCACAGTTTTAGCGACATCGTATTTATCCAGCGTAGGTTTGTAGGATACGAACTGGCTGTAAGGGATGATGCCGCTGCGGTTGTCGTACTGGTTATCCTGCTGTCCCAGCAGCAGCGCTGCGTATGCGGTTCCTGGGCTGCCTGGTGCGATAGATGATGCAACACTGCGCAGCGCCTGCGGCGGCAAGGTTCTCCCTAATCCCTGCAATAGACTGATCGCCTGGTTTACATCAGTAGAATTGCGTACTGCATCAGTCAAAACCTGCGATTCCTGCTTGGACAGCAGTGGTGGAGTGATACCTATAGCCTTTAGCTGGTCCTGCGCCGCATAGCGATTTTTTACCTCTGACGCAATGGCATCAGGAGTGCTGTTGCTGATTGGCTTATAGGCTCCAATATCGACAGCAGACTGAAACGGGTCAGACTGACGCTGGCTAATTATCCTCTGAGCAGCAGCCTGAATATGATCGAATGCTGCTGCGCGCCCTGCCAGCCCTTCTCCGTTACCAACCTGATTCTTTAGATCACTGACATATTGCTGAATGGATGCCGTCGGCATCGTGCGGAACGAGCCGATATACTGCCCGGCAACGCGCAGGTTTTCGAAATCGTTAAAACGCTGTGTCCCCTCCCGGTAACCGAAAGCGTTAATGAAGTCGCCCTGTGAAGGCGGATTATCGAACTGGATCCCCTTCAGATAAGCAGCGGTTGCATCCTGCACCTGATCAACAAGTTGGGCCTTGAACTGCGTACGAGCCTGGTTCCTCAGCTCCATAGACTGGCGTAAATATGCCGCCTGCTGCTGCGGGCTTGCGGCGTCGAAAGCTTGATTCCCTGAATATCGCTTAGGCGATTCCAGAGTAGTAAGACCAAGCGCGGCAGAAACGCCAGTGTTCAGTTGATCCTCGCTATATGGCTGTTTCCCGTTCTCGTGCTGGATGATGCCAGCGCAGAGCTGACGCAGGGTATTAATGTCGCTCATATTAAGCTGGTCATTTGGCGTGACATTCAGCTTTTTGCATAATGCGGCAATGTACGCTTCTGTGTTATTGCCATCTCTGGCCGGCGCCCAACGATTAACGATCTCGCTAACTGTGTCGTAACCCTGCCGCTGGTACGAAAGCAGGTTTTTACCCAGCGCACGAATACCGTGCTCAGGGGTCACGAATTTCGCAAAACGCCCATCACTACCCGCCTGGCCATCCCACGAATTGGAACCGGCTTCGATATTCCCCGGATTATTATTTCGCAGCCCTCTGGCGGCTGACGAATTACCATGCGCCGTAACACGTGGCGCACCCTCATTGTCTCCAGGCTCACCATTCTGCTGCATGAACTGAATATACTGTTGCGATGCTGCAGTACTCAGAGCGCTATCTGCCGCCTGCTCTTTCAGCTTTTCTTTTTCCGCTACAACCTGTTCCTGGCTCCATCCATGGGCAGCGGCGTACTGCTCGATCGCATCGAACCCCATTTTCACCGTATTAACAAACGCTGCATCATCGCCATAGAGCCCCTGAGACTGGGTTACCACGTTTTGCTTAATAGCGGAGAACTGCTGATCCTGAAATTGCTGGAACTGGCCAACCTCATACCGGCGGGCCTGGTTGTGAAATGACTGCATCGACTGCTGCAACTGAAAAGATAACTGCTGGCGGGCTTCGCCATCCGGCACGGTACCCAGCAGGTCCTGAGCTTTCTGCTGCATGTTCTGCATGACGACATCGCTTTGCCCGAGCGCAGCCTTTCCCTGCTTCGTTATCAGACCATTGTCAGGGTTGTTGAACTGGTCATCACCGAACTGATTAAACTGCAGCAGGGCATCCTGGCTAAGCGCTACATCAGCCTTGCGCTTTGCATCAGCCATCATATTGATCGACGTATCAGCAGCCTGCTGGATGCCCTGCACCAGCGGATTTTCCGGGACACGAAGATTGCTCGTCATCACCGGCGCGGTTTGCGTCTGGCTCTGGCGTTGATATTGCGGAACAGTTGGCATAGTCAGCTCCTTTTACTTAGCGGAAAGCGGCTTCCAGGTACCGCCCAGCGTCTTGTATGCATTAAGACCGGTCAGCGTGGAGTTGAGCAGCGTTGAACCTGCGCCAAGCATTCCGGACTGCTTATCAATTTTCCCTTGAGCGCGGCTGGTATCAGCCTGGAACTGCAACCCGGCGGCCTGTCGCTGGCCGTTGTTGATGGTTGTCAGTGCGTCAAGCGTCCCCTGCTGCATGGTTTCAGTTGTCAGGTCCAATGCGTTACCGCTCGTCAGGTCGGCGCCGTTAGCAGCCAGTGCATTGGTTTGCTGTCCGGCAACCCTCCGGGCCTGCTGCCGCTGCTGGTATGCCTGGTCATTAGCTGTATTGATAGTGTCGCGGGCGGCCTGCTCCTGAGCGTCGGCGTTAGCGTTCGCCAGCGCGGCATTGGCGCGGCCTGTCTGGATCTGGCTGTAGGCGCTGAGACCGCCGGAGACGGCGGAAACTGCCAGCGCTGCGGTACCGACATCACACATGGTCGATCTCCTTCGTAAAGTGGTGAAATGGCATGCCCTTTAATCCGTATGGCTCAGGATCTGCCAGGGTGAATCCCATCCAGTGAAGCCAGGATTTTGCTGCGTGGTTGCGCGCATCGACGTAATTTTCAAGCACGCGATATCCACGTGACATGTCACGCAATACCGGACGGCAATGGCGGAGGAATGTCAGCGGTTGATGCTCAATATGGTCGGTGCTCACCAGCCACGGAATACCGCGCCCGGTGATGATCGATGCCGGAGATATACCGAAGATGGTTACCACCTGGCCGTTAATCAGCCCGGCGGCGGAGACCGAGGCGCTTTTCATGGCGCGGTTGATGACTTCCTCCGGAGTCATACCGGCAGCAGCCATAAACTCATCATGATCAGCCTGACGGACATGGGGAAGGATGGCGCTGATATGCTCATCAGTAACGCTGACTATCTCAACTTTTCGCATATCAGCCCCCTACCGTTACGCGCGGTATAATGGCCAGAATGCCAAGTGGCAGCGGATCGGAATGGCTGATTACAACCCGCCCGTTACGCTCCCAGTTTGCATCGAGATTCATATCAATGATGCCGGTTTTCAGCCCTACCGGGTCGTCGTAGAATTCCCACTCACGCTGCGTATACTCCAGCAAGTGAGCATCATCAGTTCCGGCCCAAACCGAGCGCCCGCTGTTGAGCATTACGCAAAGTTGATTGATAAGTTTGGTCTTATCCAGCAGCGTAGACTGCCCTGCAACGTTCACGTCCAGCGTTTCGATAACCGCGGCTACCGGCAAACCGATATGCACCACTGACGAGTGGTTTTCGATCGTCACTTCGCCGCCTGATACAACCTGCTGAGGTTCAACGTTACCGTCGGCAAGAATGCTAACCGTCTGTCCCTCGAGGTGAGACAGTCCCGCAAATGTCCGACGTGCTATCGACCAGGTTGATTGCGCAGTGTTGCGCAGCGCTGTCGGCACATCACGGTTTGCTAATACGGTAGCCACTGTTGATGAGATAACACCAGCAATGCTCAAACGCATCGATTTGCTGACACCGCCTTCGGTATAGGGAATATGGATCTCGTAATCAGTGCTCGATGAGTCGAAGATTGCAGAACTGCACGTTAGCGTGAATTCATCCTGGTATGTCCAGCCACCGGCAGAACCGATCGTCATTTTGCGTGAAGAGTCGGTGTTTTCTCCGCTGTAAGACAGGCCAGAATCTACGAAAAATGCATCCTGCTGTTCTGTAAACTGCCGGGTATTCAGTCGTTCAACATAACGAACTGTCGACCCATTCACCGTACGGCGAATAAGCGCATAGACCGCATCTTCCTGCCCTTCGCTAATACTGCAGATCGATTCGACATAACCATTAGTCATCGGGTGCGGATGCCAGGCATATACCTGCTGCTCACGGAGATAAGTCAGGCCAAGCAGCATGCCGTCACTCCTCGCACACCATGCAACGCTGAACGGCTGCACAGACAAAGCCCAGTCTCTGATGCTGTACCCGTTAAACAGGTGACTGGCAAGGAGGGTTAGATCACTGGATTGATAGCTGTCCTGGTCGAATGAGTAAAACAGGTCACGGATGATGGAGCCCTTCTGCTGAACGTACAGTGCAACGCTGCCAACGTTGATTGGCGCCAGATCGCTGCTACCGTTGAACGACTGACCGGACATCGCAAAGCCACCTGTTCCCGTCAGGTTACCGTTGCTGTCGCCTGTCACCTTGAACTCTCCGCCGCTGGTCAGCACGATAAGCTGACCGACATCGAGAAGGTGCAGGATTTTGTTCAGCTGGCGTCCGGCGTAGTTATAGGTGATCGCATCGTCGTCAACCTTCGGGTTGCTGCGATAGAAGTTGTGATAATCACCAGTACGGCTACACCATATAGTTTGAGGAAATGCCCGGCTGCCGCCAAAAATCAGCCGCTGCTGGTAATAGGTAACTGTACCCGGGTAGCCGTCAGTATCGTTCCAGGCATAATGCGCCCATTTGTAAGTGGCGAAGGTGCTACCCACCACCTGCGCCGGCAGCTCGATCTCACCATCCTGACGTGGTACAACGTCGGCCGTTGCAGTTAGTCCATCTCCGGCGACGGCGGTAATACGGCACACGCCAAAACCACTATGCAGATAGCGCCACAGCACACCGTTACGGCCACCAAGACCCCAGCCATCCCAGGAATCCCCCGTTGTATGGGTCGGAGCAACAGTGCCGGTGGTACCATTAGAACCACCGTCAACACAGCGATAAAAGTTCTCCTGATATCGGCACTCGTCACCGATCCCGATGTCTTTATCGGTTTCCCACCGACCAACACTATCTACCGCTTTCTGTTCCATGTAGAACAGTTTTCCCACGTGCTGGCTTTTGAAAATCGGGCTGCTGGCAGTCAACGTTACGGATCCAGTTCGGCCTGAGGCGTACACAGTTACCGAGTCGTCTGTATTCAGGTCCTGGAATGGCCCGCTGGTTGTTGTCACTGCTGCGGTGCGCCAGTCAGCCTCTCCGTAACGGCGGATCTCAAGCGGCGGATAATCGTTGTGGCACACTGTCATCACATCGGCAGACTGCGTAAATTTCAGCTCAGAGATGACGCTCACCGGCCATGGGGTCGCCACTTCAACAGGGCTGCCGCCGTCCGTAACCAGCGCGCCGTTAGACCAGACACGGAAATAGTGATCACCGAGCTCGAGCGCATAGGTTTGCGATACGCTGAACTGGAACGGTATTAGCCGGCAGTAACGGTCTGCATATTTCGCGCTCCCCAGGAACCGGAAGCCGGGACGATTTTCAATGCCGCCTGACTGCCGGACGATGAAGTTGCGGCAGCGGCGCAATGACGTCTGGTATTTTTCAAGATCGATTCGACCATACAGTGAAGGAGATATCTCGCCGCCGGCAAGCGACGGCTGCACCAGTGAATAGGCCATCAGCAGATCCTCGCACTGGCAAGGTCTGACATCGCCTGCTGCGGTTCATGCGCCTCATCAAGAGAGCGTTGCATGGCCGCCGTAAGCACCTGCTGATAATTGGCCATTGCCTGCTGACCGAGACTGGCATTTGCCGCGATCGGCATGGCTATCTCTGCCGCCATACGCCACGAAAGAGCATCAGCGAACAGGGCATCAAACATCGTCGGGTCAGTGATGCTTTTCACGTATAGCAGTACCGCCTGAGACTCATTGGTATGAATGACGCGGCCAGTGCCATCTTCATTGCTGCCAACTTCAAAAACAGGCTTATCCTGCAGAACGATATGAGACCCAGTGAACCACTTCGGTAATATGGCAGCTATGCGCGCGCAGTCGGTCGGGTACTGATACCGGAACAACCATCCCGGCGCGGGGTCGCCAAGGTCAGCCAGGACAACGCGCGACATGGCAAAGTTCCAGTCGTTGTCTGCCAGAACTGCGTCGCGCATGGACTCGTAAAACAGGTTGCAGGTATATGCCTCTTTGGTCTTTTCGGTGAGGCTATTAATCGTCCGGCTGTTGCCTATACGTGCCAGCGCGATATTGCAGATATTGATCACTGATGCCATATCATCCACCAACTAAAAAGGGGCTTTCGCCCCTTTGGTTATGAGGGCTTACACCCCGAGTTCTTTCCGCCTTTCGGCGATCTTCGCCTTCAGAGTTTCCGCTTTGGTATTGAAATGCGGCGCTTCGCCGAACATTTCTTCATACTGTTTGCGCAAATCATCAAGCTCGGTTAACTCTTCTGCACTGACCGGAATAATCTTTTCGCTCAGGCTGGCATCAACGGAAACCAGATTACTTCCCGGCTCACCGTCGTAGGTAACGATATCGCCCGGCTCATGCAGGCGGCCATTGATGAATGACCGCTTAGCGACTTTATACTCAGGCATTGGTTTGCACGCCTCCGGTGATACCCGCAGTGACTTTGCCAGTGGTCGGCGCAGTACCAGTCACCGTATAGTTCAGACGGATGTAGCGTTCCATCTTCATCGGCAACGTGATAACCGGCGACTTATAGCCCAGCACCAGAGACGCCAGAGGGATCGTCATGGACAGCACGTCCGCAGCGGAACTGAATGCAGAGTTGTCATCGGTTTGCACCGTCACAGTCAGGCTGGTCAGGTTGTTGAAACCTTCAACTACCTGAATAAGCAGCGGGATATCGCCATATTTACCGACATCTTTATTGCTGCCGGTATCAATGACGTTAGTCGAAGCAGCCGTGGCCGTAATGGCCTGAGCTGCGGAAAAAAGCGCTTGCTGGTCGAGCAGCATGATCCCCCCTTACGCCGTTACGGCTGATTCAGTATTCAGGATGGCGTCAGCGCGACGGATCGGAATACCCAGGAAAGAAACGATTTTCTTACCGGCATATTCGTCGATCGTCAGGTTAACGTTTTTCGCATTCATAGCCTGCTTGTGCAGCCAGGCATGGATGGTCTTGTTGCAGTAGATGACCTCTTTGCCATCGCCCAGCATTGCCACATCACGCGCGTAGTACGCATCGACCATCATGCTGATGAGGTCGGCGCCAGTTGCAGCATCTTTGGTCAACGTGGTGACATCGATGTTGCAGATGCGCGAGATCGAACGCCAGTCACGAACTGACAGGCCGAGATGCCATTTGAACTCATCACGGTAAGCCAGGAACTGACCGCCGTTCGCATCGCTGACCAGGTCATTACCCAGGTCCTGATGCTGGAACCCGGCGACCATACCTTCCGGATAGATCATGTGCGCAGTGTTCTCACCCCAAGACATGAACCAGATGGAGGTATTGGTAGAACCACTACCACCGGCGCTGAATACGTTCTCCGCGCTGGCCGCTTTGGAAGTGCTCAGAGTGTTGAAGCGCGGAGCCAGGCCCATGAACGCTTCCGGCTCAGCATCGGTATTGCCGTAGAAGGTGTAGCGGGAAACCTTGTTGTTAAAGCCCTGCAGCTTGCCCATGTTCTCGGACACGCGGAACGAGTCCGCATTACCGGAGCGATCGGCCAGGTCTTTGTCCACAAAGCCAAGGTCGTACAGCATACCGGTAGTGTCAGTCACCGGAACGGTCTGGGTTTTGGTAGGCTGCACGCCCTGGTTGTAACGGCGCCACACCGGCTCGGGAATACCGGCACGAATGGTGGTTTTGTGCTTGGAACCGTCATTACACGGCACGTAAATCGCATCGGTAATGACATCGTTGCTTTTCGCCAGTTGCTCGACGATTTTAGCGATCCGCCCGTTCTTGTCGGTACGGCTGTACACGTCAAGAAGAGAAGGCAGCGTCTGACCAATTAAAGCCATGATTACACCTCACTATTTTTTGCTTGGATAAAACGCTTCGACCAGATCGTTTTTCGGCGATCCGTTACCCTGGCCAGTGACGAAACTGTCTTCACTCATCAACTTGCCTACCTTTGCGAACGCCCGAACCATTTCCGGGTGGTTACCCAGGCCGGTCGAGTCAAGGAATTCGCGGAAATCTTTCGATGCGAAGGTATCCAGCGCCTTCTGCGCGTGTCCGACGGATACCGTTAATTTGTCGCCACCGATTTCTTTGTCAGCCTTCGTGTCAGCTGCCCACTGTTCAACCTGCTGCCCCCACGACTCAGCCTGTCGGTTCTGCATTTGCTCCTGCAGTTGTGGCCACAGTCCAGCCAACTTCTGCGCCTGGTCATTAGAAAGACCAAGCTCGCGCGCCACGGGCTCAAACAACTCAACAGCTTTTGAGTCCAGCTCAGTGCCTTCAGGTGCCGTTAGTTCATATTTTTCTGGAACCGATGGTTCAGCAGAAGGAGTTGTCTTATCGCCAGTCGGCTCAGGTTTACCACCATCAGCTGGCGAAGGTTCTGGATCTGCTGCTGGTTGTTGCGCTGCTTCAGATTGCTCAGCCGCAGGAGTCGGGGATGGTTCGGATGCTGCTGGAGCTGCCCCACCATCTGCAGACTGCTCATTGCACAAACGCCGATACATCAGACGCTCAAATAAATTCATCGCTATTCCTCGCTGGCCTCTTTGGCCATTGCCAGATACTGATCGGGACACGCCTCCATCACGTCGGAAAAGACTTTCAGTCCCGTGTTACGTTTTCCTTCGGCGAAGGCTGCCGAGAGCGCCTCACCGGTATAAGTCGTACGCCACACCCCAGCCTGCTCAATCAGGCGCCAGATGAAACGGCGGCCGTGTTCTGTCTCGCAGATGAGGCGCAGGTCATTAAGTTCGTTCTCGCGCCGTAACTGCTGCCTTTTGAGCTCATCTGCTGCCAGTTCTTCACGCTCTTCTTCGCTCAGGTAATCAGTCATTGCGTCACCGCCGGCTGCTGAGCAGCATCAGAGAGGGTTTTTAACAGGCTAGGGTCAGCCGTGTTGGTATCGCTCAGGGTCTTAGCAGTTGCGCCAGCTTGCTGGGCCATAGCCATCATCTGCTGCTGTTGTTCCATTTGAGCTCGCTGTTCGCGCGTGGCTTGCACCTCATCATCGGAGTTAACGATCGTGGCCGGTACGCCGAGCATATTTCCGTACTCGTCAATCGTCTGGTCGATATTGAGTTTGTCGAGCGCCGCAGGATTGGCTTTTGCAAGATTCCCAACAAAGCCAACAAAGCGCTCAACGCTGCTGATCCCTATGGATTTTTGGGCCTGTGCCAAAATGGAGACATATTCAACTTTCAGAGGAGTGCCCTGCAGTTCTTCCGGTGGCTCAGGAAAGAGGTTGCGGCGCGCCATGATGTTGAATGTGCGATCAACGAAAGGATCAAGGAATTCATCATTAAGTCGCTCCAGTACTGGACCAAGCTGCAGGAGTTTCTCATCCTGCATTGCGGCCACAGCCTCCACTGGCATGCTCCTGGTGTTGATGGTGCTGAACAGGTTAAACAGGTCAGAGAAGAAGCAGGCTTCAATCATTTGGCGGTCATCAGCAATGCTGCCGAGAATGTCATTAAGCTGAGGGCTGACGGCGTAAGCCGGACGCACTAGCTTGGTAGCATCAACCTCATCAACATAAGTGACGCCGCCAGGGGCAAGGTTGATCAGCTTATTTTTAAGACCTGTCGGGGCCACCATTGGCGGGTTAACAAGCTTATCGATCGCGTTAGCTTTGCGAATTTGCTCCAGCTGCAGCGCCTTACCAGTACCGAGCGCCATCATTCCCGGGCAGTTGCTCCCGTAAACATCCTCCCCGTTAATCTCCCAGCGCGGTGAAAGGATAGGCGGCTCATCAAAACCAGCCTCACGAAGGAGCTTGTCACCGTCTCCGGACAACTCGAAATACACCGATTTGAATGCCTTGTTGCGGGAGTTCAGCTTGCCATTCACACGATCGATATTGGGCTCTGTCAGATGGACCACATCGAACCATGCTTCATAGTTCGCGTTATCCCAGGCGCCGCGTACGGCGTTACTGACGTTGTCCAGGCCAAACTGCATAACAATCTGGCGGGCAGTCATGGAGAAAACGCGATACGTGGTATCGACTGACAAGCGATGCGAGTTTGACAGGTAGTAACTCCCGATCGGCAGAGGATGAGTACGAATCACATCCTCGTCGTCTTCGAGAACCGCCATAGCCGCGGTACCAAAAACACCAAGATGCCGGTAGATAATCGGCAGGGACTGGTAGACGTTAGAGCGGTTCATGACGTCGTTCATCCTGGTCATGACCACATCAAGCCAGCGTTTTACCGGTCCATATTGCATCATCTCCGGATCCGGCGTTGCCAGCTTAAACCATGGGCGGGTTGGGCTGGTGATACCTGACAGCATGCCTGATTGCAGAGTGCGGGCAGCTTTAGAGGCGGTAGGGTCAACGATGCGGGTATTACGCTTGCTGCCGTTGTTTCTCTCCGTCGTAAGAAAGCGCGTGCTGCGCGGATCGATAAATTCCGCCAGTTCTCGCCAGTGCTCCTCAAAGCTGGTGCGCTCATTTTTGAGCTGCCCCAGGTGTTTGAGGTAATGCTGTTTCGGAGAGAGTTCGGCCATGGATTACGCCCCGAGCAGGGTCTTACCCTGAGTGCCGCCAGAAGGCTGCGTTACACCCTGGCTTGACGTCAGGATTGTTGATTTCTGCCCGCCCGCTGCGGCACGGCGACGACGATCGCTATCAGCGGCGTTCTGTACAGCAGAATCGGAAACCTGCGGCGCCGCCTGAACCTGCGGAGAACTCACTTTCGGCTTGCTGATGCACATTTTGCTGCGCTCCATACGCGTTTAAATTATTACCAATTTAACCACATATGATTTATTTGTCGTAGTGTATTGACCTTTTGACGATAAATTATTACCTTTTTGGTAAACACAACATGAAAGCGCACCCCATTCCCTTCCATTGGTGGCTTTGTCGTTACTCAGATGGCGGAGTGCGCTTCCAGGTGTGAAAGCATCCGGCGTATGGCACATGCGTCGATAGCGGTCCGGGGGCTCCTTGGTACATGGCCCAGCGGGTAGCCGGAATGTGCAAGTCATGCCCTGCATGCACGACAGCGACTCACCATCGTGGCGGTACGGTGTGACACCTCGGAAGAGACGAGGATGCAACGATGAGAGCATTGGCGGTGAACGGGCAAACACACAAGCCGTAAGCCGATCCGAACGCAATAGCTAATCGTATCAGTGCTCTCTTCGTTGTGGCATTAGCTCAGTCGGATAGAGCAACCGCCTTCTAAGCGGTTGGTCGCAGGTTCGAATCCTGCATGCTGCACCAGAATCACGCCTCAGGACCGTGATACCCGTAGTTCCAGTGCAAGTTTGGCGGTGGCAGTTATTCCCTTTCTGACCACCGCCCTTTTTACAGCAGGACGCCATTGCGATGACTTCATGCTGTAAACCCTGTGACACCCAGCCAAGGACGGCACTTTCCATCATCCCTGTTTCGCCCGGTTCGTCCGGGCATTTTTTTGCCTGGTGACTGAGCGCTACCATATCGGTATACTCCCATAAAAAACATATGGGCTTATCATGTTAGAATCACTTAAAGAATTCACGACATCGACATTCAACACAGCAATGAATCGCGTTAAGAACCCTGCATTCGGTGCTTTCGCAATTTCATGGTGCGCATTTAACTGGAAGCAAATACTTTATTTACTTTTTGCTGATAACGGAATTTACTACAAAATAGAATACATTTCACAAAATAGCAGTTGGTGGAATGTAATTGTTTTACCTGCATTCTCGTCACTCGTTTTATGTGGTGGTTTACCGTGGGTTAATAATGCTATAACGAAATGGCAAAGCAAGCCGCTTGATAATGCAGATTCAATTGAGAACTATAAACAGGCTAGAATGATACAGCGTTCCACGCGATTGCAGCGCCTGAAGGCCAAACATGACGTGACTTATGACAGAGTTAAAACTGGTGCTGAAAAAGACATTCAGTCAATGAAAGAACAAATAACTGAATCTCAGGCAAGAATGGGAGAACTTACCAATGAACGAGACGAGCTACGTAAAACAATAAATTATTTAAATAAAGAAGTTAAAAATCTCAAATCAAATATTGAGAACGCAAATTCAATTATCACTGAGAAGAATGAGCGCATTAGCCAGCTTGAAAATTCAAGAGAATCTTTATTGGCACAATTTAATCTTAATAATGCATCACAACGATCCCCGCTTGGAAAAGTTCAAATATCCCCAACAATTAGTAATATTGACACCTTAACTAGACAAATTGACTCATTATCAAGAAATGGCTACGACTTAAACAAAGAGCTTGCGCTAAAAAATCCGAAAAATAAATAAAATTAAGCCCACGGGTCGTACTCGCTGATCACGTTGGGCTGCTTGCCGCCGGCAGCAGGGAAATCTGAACGCTTCGTCACCGGGTATGCGAATGTCAGAAGCAGCGCATCGCCCTTGCCCGGAGACCGGCCCAAACGCTCTTTGATATCCTCTTTCGGCTCCATGACGATCTTACCGTCCACTCTAACCTTGTACTCTGCCGCGGACAGGTCGTCCGCCGTCTCCTGGTCATCCAGCGCGCCGCCGAGCTTGAGCCACGTCTTGCAGGTGTTGAACATCTCGCCGCGCTTATTCAGCATCTGAGGATCTGCCGATGCGCCGCCGAACGGCACAAGTTGCCAGGTGCGGCCCCAGCCGTCACCGATGGACTTCAGCCCGGTACCGTAGCCGAAGTCGATAAACACCGCGTCAGCCTGGTACTGGTCCTCAAAATCAGCGATACGCTTCGCCATAATCAGATCGTCCGTGGTTTTGTTGCCGGTCCACAGCACTTTGCTGTGCAGCCCCTGGCGGAGATAAATTACTGCATCATCCACGCCAGAATAAGCCGGGTCGACGCCGATTATCCGCGGGGCGTGCGCCACTTGCGCAGCGGTCACTACACGCTTCATCGCCTCATCAGTCAGCCCGGTAGGGATAAACTGCAGCTCTGAAGCATCCGGGAAGATCCCGCGCACGCGAACCTTCACGAAATCGCTGTCCTCGCCGTAGTCATCGACCCATTTCTGCAGCTGCTGCTTGTTGGTGCCTTCGACGGTGCGGCTGTCGATTTGCGCGCACTTCCAGCGGTGCTTGTATTTGCGGAAGCACTCCCGGAATCGCCCGGTGTTGCGCGTCGGGTTACCGAACGCCACCCAGATAATTTCGGTGTCCTCGTCCGTCAGCGCGCCTTCGGCCACCTCCCAGACCAGATCAGCGATGTTGGATGCTTCGTCGAACACCACAACGATACGCTTACGCTCGTTGTGCAGGCCTGCAAACGCCTCGGTGTTATGCTCAGACCAGGGAATAGCATCGGCGCGCCAGCGTTTGTCGTGGCCAGGATCGTTGCTGTACATCGCGGTGGCGGTGCAGGTGAACCACTCTTTCGTGATAGCCAGGTTCGACCATTTGATGATTTCCGGCCAGGTCTTCGTGCGCAGCTGGTTGTCGGTGTTAGCGGTCACCACCACCTTGCAATCTTCACAGGTGGACATGGCCCAGTTAATCAGCATCGAGATGAACGCAGATTTTCCGATGCCGTGGCCGGATGCGCGGGAAATCATCAGCGGCTGGTGACGTGTCGCGGGATTCTGCAGGTGCTCGCCTATTTCGCGGAATGCGTCAGCCTGCCACTGGCGCGGACCAGTGGCGTGCGCCAGTTCTGTGCCATCCTCGCCCCACGGAAACGCATACAGCGCATAGCCAAGCGGGTCATGGGTGAAGCTGGCGATATCGTCGATCAGCTGTTCTTCCGGGGATAAAGCGGCGTCTGTCACTGGTCACCACCCTGGCGCTCTTTCAGGCGGCGCCGGGCAGCGGCAATGCGGTCGGCAATGGTAACGTTCACGTTAACTTCCATGCGCTCTTTGAACGCGTTAACGTCAACGTGCTTACCGATAAGCTCGAGGTTTTTCACCTTGTCGGGCCATTTGATTTTCTTGAGGATGGTCTCTATCGAGGTCTCATCCATGTTCATGATGGTTGAGGACAGGTCAAACCCGCTAAGCGTGGTTCGCCAGATTTTCGGCCACTCGCGGATAGGCTTCAGGCTGCCGTCATCGTTCAGGATATCCAGCACGTCCATCTGGTCGATTTCCACCAGGCGCAGCAGGACATAATCGGCGCTGACGCGCAGGCGCTTGTTGCGCTCTTCCATCAGCTCAGCGATTCGTTTCTGGATACGCTCATCACGCATCATTGTGCTGGCTTTGACGTGGGCAGACTTTGGGGAGAACCCGGCATTGATGGCCGCCTGCGTCTGATTTTCAGGGCACTTCACATACTCCTGGGCGTAAGCTTCCTGCATCACCGTCAACGGTTTGTACTGAGTTGATTTGCGCTTCGGATCCTTTGGCATGGTAAACACCCCGAAAATAATTACCTTTTAGGTAATAGTAACACGCAAAACAAAGCCGCCATAGTCGGCGGCCTCGGTCATTCCAGTTTAAATTCATCCTCAAACTCATGAGATCGGGCGGCGACATGGTCGTATAGCACGACGTACTCAACGCAGCTTGACAGGGGCATTGGCCGCTCAAACTCAAGCCAGAAGCAGTCGGCATAAGCTCGACCAAACCAGTACCCGCCGCCGCACTCCTTGCCACGCTGGATCATCATCCATCGGCCATCAGGTACAGCGTCGATAAAATCCCCGCGGTAAACGACAGTATAATTACGGTCTTTGCCACCCATGATCTTCACCCCTAAAATACTGTATATTTAAACAGTATAATCATGCAAGGATTTAGTCAATCTCCCGTGACATGTCACAGCGGCAGTTTTGTTTCGTGCCAGCCGTACATCACCCAGCATGCGGCTTCCCCTGAGTGCGGGCAGGATGCCACCGGCAGTTGATCGCCGCACTTGCCGCAGCGGCGCTTACTGATTGACTTTATGCGGCCGCGCACCCGGGCATCATCCTGGCGGATCAGCAATGCGATGTACTCGGCCATTTCGTAGGGATCACGACCAGGGCGCCGGGCGGCGCAGTTACGCGCCAGCATATCCTGCTCCTGCTCATCCAGCACCAGTTCAATTTTGCGCTCACCGGCGGCGGACTGCCGCGCGCGCTGCGCGGCTTTGCGTTCAGCGGGGGATTTAGGCACCTTTCACCTCAACATCAATCCATGTCACGACATCATCATTGACCGAGATAATCAGAACATCGTTCTCTGTAAACGGTGAAAGTGGCTCATTCTCAGGCTGCAGGTATAAACTAATCATTCCGTGATAAGTGATGTACCTGACCCTATACCACTCATCAAATACTTCGATAACATCGCCTGGTGCAATATCACTCGGACGTTTCTTTGTTAATAGTCGGACTGGCATCACTTCACCTCCTGCTGGGAGGCTGCGAGCATGGCATCGCGGCAGGCGTTCCAACCGATGTTGAACCCTTCTGCCTGCTCTGGGGCGTACCCGCACCCAGGATACCAACACGTAGATTTTTGCTCTGGCGGCACTACCGGCGCTGGCTGCTGTGTTTCTCGAGCTGAATCCCAGATGTACTGAGCCTTTTCTCGAAAATCAGGGTAGCAAAGCGTGATTTGCAAAGCGCATTTGCGTGACCATTCGTCGAAGCTAATGGCATCATGAGTCTTGCTGTCCATTGCGGCCAGCCTGAACGCTGCCAATTCCCTGACAATCAGATTGCCGAAATCAATTCCCACAACAGCCTCGCCGCAACTGATTCTCTGAAGCAGCTCTCTGTTGTCGATGTTAAATTTGCTGGTCATTTCTTTGCTCTCCTGCGGCGTTTGGCATTGCGGCGTTCTGCTGCTTTACCGGTATGGCGATTTGAAACCGGATATGATTGCGGTTGAAGTGCGCCAATAGTTCTATCCCACGCCAAAGAAGCCTCGCCTATTGAGGCGAGAGTCAACGCGGTCACCGCGATTGCCATTGCTGATTTACGCATCACTCAGCCTCCACCTTGATACCAGCGGCAGACGAGAACACTTCAAAGGCAGCCCGCCAGGCATCTTCGCAATATGCAATTGTCATGGTTCCGACTGTCGCAGGGAGTTTCCCGTTTGCCCATTTTCCGAATCCGTATGCCTGGCCATCTTCATCATCCGGCAGCTTCACGGTGCGAGATTCCAGCTCGGCGATACGCTTAGCCTGCCAGTCAACGAAGTATGTTAGTCCAACACCTTTTTCGCGCAAACCGTAGTCATCCCGAAGCATGTCGTATACATCTGCTTTTCTCTGCGCCCCCTCCAGCGCATCTACCAGTTTGAGGATGTCATCTGCTTTTACGTAAAGACCATCGCAAACTCGATGTTTCAGGCTCTGCGCTAGTTCGGTGATATCAGTTGTCATGCTGCACGCTCCGCCTTCTGCTTGTTGTATACGGCCCAGCTAAGGGCATCGAGTTTGCGCTGGCCGGCTTTGTCGAAGAGGTGGATGCCGTTTTTGCAGGCATGTTCGGCCTTCACTTGCTCTTCAAGTTGAGCCAGTTGCTCATAGGTGAGCTTTGCCAGTTTCAGGCGGTTCCAGCCGAAGTTAGGGATTCGGTTTGTCATTCTGATGATCCCTTGCGCAGCGAGTCTGCCAGCCACTGCAAATTCATGATCTGCACGCCGATATTGCTGAACTTCTTCTCCAGATGGGCGATGGCCTTCTCAACTCCGCGCGCCTCGGCTTCAGCTACGATGCGATCGGTGGCGGGGGTTGGCTTTTGTTGTGATACAGCAATACGAATGGTTTCAAGAGCTTGGCCATTTTCGTCTTTCGGTAATTTAATATAGCCAAGTTGCACCCCGTTCATTATGAACGTGCGGCGATCATCGCTCGTCGCCTTCAGCTCAACATTCTCCGCAGCCAGCTGCTTATACGCTTTCGCCAGCGCCATAACCTTTGTCTCTTTGATCGACAGTTCGCCTGCGCTCTCCAGCGACCGAATGAGCTCGTTTACTGTTTCGATGTTCATGCCGCCACCCATTCGATCGCCAGATAAGCCACATACAGGACGGCGACGATTGCCACCCACCCAATGATGTTTGCCACCATCACGAACAGCAGCAGTGACCGCCGGCTGTAATTCACGAAATCGAAATCCATACTTACCCCCGCTTACCCGTTTAACTTATTGATTCAATTGATATCAATGAAGATCGTTGTTTTAGAACTCTTCGACCTTCCACCCGCCACCGGCTTTTGCCGGGAGCTTCGTTACTCCGATGATCCGGAATGGGTACTGGTCGGCTGCGACTTTGGTTTTCACCCTGGCATCGTCAGTCCAGAACCCTTTCACCTCATGCAATTCCATCTGGCCGTTTGCCAGCATCACGGCGAAGTCAGGCGTGTAGAACGTGTTGTCAGCCAGACGCAGCTTGATGCCTTCGAACCGGTACCAGGCGATTTCCCCGTAGCGCTTACGCAGTTCAAGTTCTTGCGCATACGCTGTTTCGGTTTTGTTCATCTGGCCAGCTTTAAGCCGGCCAAGTGCCTGTAGTGTCTTTCGCATGATTTTTACCTTATTGGTAATTTATAACCATAAACGGATCAATATCAATAGTCTTGCGCATATTTTATTACCTTTTTGGTAAACATTAAGGCGTAAAAAAACGCGCTTCCGCGCTGCGCTGGCTTTCAGGGCGCCGGTCCGCCCCTGAATCCCGGCGGGATCTCGGTATCCGGACGGGATATGGTGTTCACATCTCGCTGCCCAGATCCGCCTTTCAGCTCGAACAGCCCTTTCCAACCCTTCGCCATGCTCTGCTTCACGATCTGCATCTGCCGTGTGTGGTTGCCGCCAGACAGGTTAATCAGTTCGGTGATTGCTGCACCCTCGCTCCGTTCAGTTGGCGCGTAGGCTTTAAACCGCATTTCTGACCTGTAGGCCTTCCACTCATCCCAGGCTTCGGCATTGAGCTGTTCAGGATACGGATAAGATTTTTTTGTCTCCCTACCCCTTGGGGGGTTAGGGGGGATCTTATCTTTTACTTCTTCTCTTCTCTTCTCTTCTCTGGTCCGCATTTCGTCCGCATCAGAAGCGGACATTTTGACGACATTTCTCTTAACTCTTTTCCTGTCCGCGTCCTGTGCGCGGCGCTTTGCAGACTGACCGTTATGGGCTTCAAAGCGCGGCATTACTAGGCTTTCTCCATCTTCTTCAAGCCATCCAACGGCCATCATCGCCCGGGCAAATCCTGGAAATCCGATGAGGTCATCGAGCGTCTCAGGGCTGTAACCGTCAAGAAAACCATCTACAGAATGGACATCAAAAAGACACCATGCGGAATGTAGTCCGCCAACTATCCGAAGTCTGTCCGCTTTCAATGCGGACGCCATGCGGACAACTTTAGGATGTGTGTGAAGGTCTGCACGCATCTTGATCCAGTCGCCGGCCATTATTCACCCCCGGATAATTCATAAAGGGTCAAATTACCGTTAAAAACAGCACCAGTATCGATGTAGAGCTGGTTTTTGATACGCATTGGCTGAAGCGCTGGAGTATGTCCGAAAATGAATAAGTCAGCTCCAGAAATACTGGAGCTAAAGCCATCAATGGATAAACTGATTCGCTCACGACTCCAGATAGCTTGCTGTGAATCTACCGGCTTACCGTACTCATATTCGTCGTGAGGATAGTCTGCATGGCAGATGACAAACTTCTTGCCGTCCTTCTCCACCTCGATGATGAGCGGCAGCTCTGCGACCTTGGTGAGCAGAGATTCTAGACGCATACCACGCTCGTAATCGGACAACTTAAGGAAAAGATCCCAACCGCCGCCGTTGGACACCCAGTGCCCGTAGCTTCCGCCATTGAGCAACGCATCCAGCATCATCTGCTCATGGTTTCCGCGTACTGCCCGGAACCATGGCTGATTTATCAAGTCCAGGCACTCGAAGCTTTCCTGCCCACGGTCGATCAGGTCTCCGACAGAAACCAGCAGATCCTGCACCGGGTCGAAACCTGCTTTATCTAGACTGCTCATCAGGTTGGTGTAGCAGCCATGCAGGTCACCGCAAACCAAAACCCGGCGCCATTCTTCGCCATTTATACGCTGATAGATTTTCATGCTGCCACCGTTGAACTGCCGGCCTGCAGCATGAGGCGTTTTATCTCAGCCTGGCGGCGTTTGTTTGTTTCCATAGTGCACTGCACGCAGTGACCGTTATGCACCCAACGTTCGCTATCATGGCCATGCTTACACGATTTCCCGGTGTAGTACCGCTTCAGGCCACTGGTAGCTGCTTCAGTCCTGGTAATAATCTTCATCTTCGTAACCTCATTCCGATTGCGATTACGATAATTTTGCAGCAAGCCAAAAAAAGATCAACCGTATTTGGATAATTATTACCAGATTGGTATTCAGGGAGAGGCAGGAGCCGCCTGGGGGTGGCGGCGCGGGTGAGTTTTGAGGATTAACGTTCGTGGAACCAGAGGACCAGATCGGATTTTGCGGAGATCCACTTACGGGATTTGCAGGCTTTAAACAGTCTTTCTAACAGAGGTTTACGTGGAATTCTTCTACGACCAGTCAGGTGAACCTGAATGTAGTGGCTGGTCGTGCCGGCGTCACTTGCGAACTCTTCGCGCTCTGCCGGAGAGAGGTCGAGCCAGCAGCGTTTGAAGTCAAATTTTTGCACATCGCTCATATTTTTTTAGTCCCGGACTAACTTTAGACAGCCTGATTATTACCAATCTGGTGTAAAAATCAATGACTGTTACCTTTTTGGTAAGTTTACCTTTATGGTAATATTCCATTAAATTTAATCAGTTAGGTAACAATTTCAGGCCAAAAAAATAGAAATGAAAAGCATATATGACATACGACGCGACAACCTCAACGAGATAATCCGGAAGGATTTCGATAACACGCAACTCCGGTTTGCCGAGAGATTCAAAAAATCAGCGAATCTCGTTAACAGGTGGAGCAAAGGGACAAAAAATATCGGCGCAAGCGTCGCGCGCGAGATCGAGGCTTTCACCAGGAAAGAGCGATTCTGGCTGGATGTCGACCATCTTTCTGACAACCCGATCCTGCCGAAGATTATCGACCCGCAGGAATGGAGTGTAGAAAAGCAGGCAGCTTTTACCCTGGGTGTATGGATGGGAGAGCATCCGAATCTGAACTCAGAGAAAAAGGTTTCGGAAGCGGCCGGCATCGGTCAGGCGACCGTAAATCGCATCCTGAACGTAGAGGGCTCCACCAGTATTGGCGTACTGGCGGCTATCGCGCGGGCGTTCGGCCGCGATGCATATGAGCTGATCCTGCCGCCTGGCAATGCTGGTCTGATTGACTATGACCACCACGAATACGCCAGGCTGCCGCAGGAAGAGAAAAACAAGATCACCGCCTTCATCAAGTTCATCGTCAGCCAGAACCAGTAAACCTCTAATCTACCTGTCACCTGTCACTCCTGCCGGGGGGATAACTTCCCGCGCCTCATACATTTACCAAAATGGTAAACTTTTCCTCGTCACATCTATTGACTAATTCGAAAATTGATCAGATTATTACCTTAACGGTAACAACAGGGCGTTTAATTACCAGAAATCCACCACCAGGTGGCTTTCTCATACCCCTGATATTTACCAAATGGTAATAGTGAGGTGTGTATGCAATGGCAAATCATTAACGGCTGGTACTGCGTTACGGCATGCGGGCTGATGAGCTGGAAGTTTCGCACGCTGCCGGAAGCAATCAACTGGGCGTTCGTCAGCAAACTGGCAGCAAAAACGGAAATGGGTATGGGGGTGAGCAAGTGACTGATTTAGCAATTATCGAAATCGCGCCAGACATGGCGCCGGCAATTTACGTTGAGAACGGGCTTGATTCCTTCCTGGAAAAGATCCGCGCCGGAGTAAACGAAGTTCCTGACCTGAGCACTGCAAAGGGACGGGCTCGTATTGCATCGCTGGCCGCACAGGTATCACGCAGCAAAACTGCTGTCGAGAAACCTGGCAGGGATTATCTGAAGCGCCTCAAGGAGCAGCCGAAAGTGGTTGAAGCTGAATTGCGCCGCTTCGTCACCGAATGCGATCAGCTGCGCGATGAAGTACGCCGCCCTCTTACCGAGTGGGAAGAGGCTGAAAAGGCGCGCACCGAAGCACTGCAGCAGCGCCTTGTGGATTTGCGTGCGCTGGCTGACGTGATCGACGCTGCCGGTAACTACCTGCCTTCTGCTGATATTCAGGCGCGCATTCTGGAAGCTAAATCCGTGGTACTGGATGACAGCTGGCAGGAACGCGCAGCAGAGGCGGGAGTGGCTAAAGATTCAACTATTCAGCAACTGGAAGCGTCGCTGGTAATAGCGCAAAAGCGCGAACATGAAGCCGCTGAGCTTGATCGCCTGCGCAAAGAGGCAGAAGAAAAAGCACGCCTTGAGCGTGAAGAGAATATCCGCCGTGAAGCCGCTGAACAAGCTAAGCGTGATGCAGAGGAAAAGGCACAGGCTGAAATTGATGCTGCTGCACGCCGTGAATATGAAGCCAGAGCTGCAACTGAACGCGCAGAGCGCGAAAAAATTGAAGCCCAGCAGAAAGCAGAGCGTGAAGCAAAAGCCGCTGCGGAAAAAGCTGAGCAGGAAAAGAACGCTGCTATCGCAGCGGAGCGCCGCCGTCAGGAGGAAGCTGAATCAGCGCGCCTGGCTGAGCAGAAGCGCATTGCGGAAGAAGAAGCGCGCCGGGCCGCTGATAAAGAGCACCGCCGTAGCATCAATCGACAGGCTATCGCAGACCTGATTGAAAGCGGCCTTACGCAGGAAATGGCAGAGAAGGCACTGATCGCCATCGCCAGCGGGAAGGTATCTGCAGTCTCTATCAAGTACTGAGGTGCGTATGAACACTCAGCAGATTAACAACCTGAAAAAAATCATGACCAGCATCGACAGCAACTATCAGCTAAGCCAGATGCATTATGAGCGCCAGGTGGAGCTGATCGACGCGATCAAATACCACCAGCTGCAGAAACCTTTCTACGAACTGGAGCGCAAAGGCGTGCGCACCGAGATTCTGGAAGAACTGATGATGAGCCCGGAATTCGAAGAAGCTCTCGCGGCGTACCAGGCCGCGCTGACCAGCATCATCGCGAAGTGGGATCTGGCTGACCAGCTGGATACGGCGAGGAACGCAGCATGACACCAGGAATTTACTTCGATATCAGCAACGAGGACTACCACGCCGGAGACGGCGTGAGTAAATCGCAGTTGGATATGGTGGCGCTGAGCCCGGCCCTTCTGCAGTGGCAGAAATCAGCACCGGTCGATACCGAAAAGTTGAAAGCTCTGGATATGGGTACTGCCCTGCACTGCCTTCTTCTGGAGCCGGAAGAGTTCGATAAGCGCTTCATCGTGGCGCCACCCTTTAACCGCCGAACAAACCAGGGGAAAGCGGATGAAGCGGCTTTCATGAAGGATTGCGAGGGGAGCGGGAAAACAGTTATGGAGGCGGAGCAGGATCGCCAGTTAAAGCTGATGCGCGATAGCGCAATGGCACACCCGGCAGCGCGCTGGCTGCTTGAGGCGGAAGGATTCTGCGAAGCCTCCCACTACTGGAAGGATCCGGAGACTGGCGAGCTGTGCCGCATACGCCCGGACAAGCGCCTGAAGAATCACCCTGTCCTGCTGGACGTGAAGAAGGTTGCCGATATGGAGCGTTTCTCGCGCCACATTGAAGAATTCCGGTACCACGTACAGGACGCGATGTACCGCGAAGGCGCGCAGCAAACCACCGGCGATCCACATGGATTCTTCTTCCTGGCAGTGAGCGAAACCATTGACTGCGGCCGCTACCCAGTGCGGGTGTTCGAACTGGATGCGCAGGACGTGGACACAGGGCATGCGCTATACCGCCGGGATCTGAATACCTATCACCAGTGCCGCGAAACAGGCGACTGGGGTGGATTTGAAGTTATTAAACGCCCTGAGTGGGCACGTAAACAGGATATGTACGTATGAGCAACGACATCGCAATCACTTCTCAGCCTGGCGCTACCGTCGGCACCGCCGCGGCAATCTTCAGCCCGGAAGGCATCAACCAGTTAGTGCGCTTTGCTGAGCTGATGGCTCAGAGCAGGGTTACTGTTCCGGCGCATCTTGCAGGGAAGCCGGCAGACTGTATGGCTGTAGCAATGCAGGCTGCACAGTGGGGAATGAACCCTTTCGCTGTAGCGCAAAAAACCCACGTCATTAACGGCGCGCTGGGTTATGAAGCGCAGTTGGTAAATGCAGCCATCACCGCAATGGCGCCAACAAAGGATCGCGTTCACTTTGAATGGTTCGGCCCATGGGAAAACGTGATCGGAAAGTTCATCGAAAAAACAAACGACAAAGGGAAAAAGTATCTGGCGGCTGGATGGTCAGCAACGGATGAAAAAGGGTGCGGGGTAAAGGTCTGGGCAACGCTGAAAGGTGAAAGTGAGCCTCGAGTACTGGACCTATTACTTACCCAGGCCCAGGTTCGTAACTCAACTCTATGGGGCAGCGATCCAAAACAACAACTCGCATATCTGGGGGTTAAGCGATGGGCCCGCCTGTATTGCCCTGACGTAATTCTCGGCGTCTACACCCCTGACGAATTGCAAGAAGCAGCACCGCATGTTGAGCGCGATATTACGCCAACACCAGCGACTGCATCCGGCATGAACAAGCTGATCAACACGAAGCCTGAACAACCGGCGGAAGAGAAACCAAAGAGCAGCGACGACCGCGATCCAGAAGAAATTCTGTGCGCTTTCACTGACGCAGCGATGAACTACAACACGCTGAAGGACCTGGACAACGCTTACAAATACGTTGCCAAAAAGCTAGCTAACGATGATGAGCGTCTGGCTAAAGCTACGGACGTCTACAGCATCCGCCGCGAAGAGCTGAATCAAATCCCGATGTAATCACCACCGCGGCGCCGGGCGCGCCGCACTGAAAAAAGAGAGGTAACGATGAAAGGTGCATTAGGCAAAAAGGAACTGCTGGCGGTGGTGCCTGTATCGATGAGCACTATCGACCGCATGGAGAAAAACGGGGAGTTCCCTAAGCGTTTCTGGATCACAGACAAGCGCTGTGCCTGGAACAGCGAAGAGATCGAGCGCTGGCTGGATGAACGTCAGCAGAACGGCACAACGGAGTTTGCTGGAAAAAAGCCTCCGGTTGAGCAGCGAGTATTTCGCCCGGTTGGTAACGCGGCGTGACGTCGCTGGCGAGGTACTGGGAAAGGTGGTCAGGATGGTTTCTGTACCTGGCCGCCGTATCCGCCTGGCTGTTCCTGCTGGCGGTCATTTTTCGAGAGGGTTGGATACGATGAATCGGATGGAAAAATACCACGCGGATTATGTCTCGCAGCGCAAAGCGCCCCCTCTTGTCGCCGTAACGCCGGCGGCAATGGAGATCGAGCAGCGCGCTATTTCCCGCGAGAACAAAGGCCAGTACCGCCTGGCTGCTCGCCTCTGGCTAGAGTGCATGGATGCGGCCACTGGCGAGGTTGAGCGGGCCCGTATCGCTATACGCCGCGATCAGTGCATTGGTCGCGGTAACAGGCTTCGTCAGGGATGCTATGCCGGGATCTGCGCTACTGCCGGGGTAATCTATGACTAACCCACACGACAGCATTCGCGTAGGCAGTATCACGCTGGTTTATTCGTCCGTGCGCCGTGGATGGCTGGCGCCCGGCGGCCAGGTTATCCAGAACCCGCTGAAGGCACAGCGCCTGGCTGAGCAACTGAATAGCAAGAAGGTGGCAGCATGAAAGAACGCGGAATGATTTTTAACGGGGAAATGGTGCGGGCCATTCTCGACGGACGGAAGACGCAGACCCGGCGCCCAGTGAAATTCCCTGTACATGATAAAAACCTTGGGTGCGAGCTGGCTGGCAATGAACTGGCCGGTGAGCTTTCGGCAGGAAACTATCTCAACAGCGCATTTGGCAAGCCAGGCGATCGCATCTGGGTGCGGGAAACATTTCAGGGGCCGTTATTCAATTACGAACAGATGGATGAATACCTCGAAGATAGCTCGAAATTCGAAAAGCCAGAATTCTGCCAGTATGCCGCTGACGGCGGACATAGACCTGAATATCAAGACGCCGACGACAATTTGCGTCATGGATGGCGACCATCTATCCACATGCCGCGCTGGGCCAGCCGCATTCTGCTGGAAATCACCAACGTGCGGGTTGAGCGATTGAAGAGTATTAGTGATCGCGATGCGCTACGCGAAGGGTGCAGTGCCGCCGACATGAAGAGTGGCGACTGTGTAGCTGATGTATTCGCGCGCCTGTGGGCATCAATCTACGGTTCAGATAGTTGGAATGCCAACCCCTGGGTTTGGGTTATCGAGTTCAAGCGCGTTGAAGGCGGTGCAGCATGAGCAGAAAATACACCCTGATCTATGCGGATCCGCCATGGGCATACCGCGACAAGGCAGCCGACGGTGACCGCGGCGCCGGTTTCAAGTATCCAGTGATGAATGTTCTGGATATCTGCAGGCTGCCAGTATGGGAGCTCGCCGCAGAAGATTGCCTTCTGGCTATGTGGTGGGTACCGACTCAGCCGGTAGAGGCGCTGAAAGTCATGGAGGCTTGGGGATTCCGCCTGATGACCATGAAGGGATTCACCTGGCACAAGACGAACAAGCACAAAGGGAACAGTGCGATCGGCATGGGCCATATGACCCGGGCGAACAGCGAAGACTGCCTGTTTGCGGTGCGCGGGAAACTACCGGCCCGCATGGACGCATCAATTTGCCAGCACGTCACGGCGCCGCGCCTGGAGAACTCGCGCAAACCAGACGTTATCCGCGAGAAACTGGTGCAACTGCTTGGCGATGTCCCGCGCATTGAGCTCTTCGCCCGCCAGTCGTCACACGGTTTCGACGTGTGGGGTAATCAGTGCACAGCGCCAGCGGTTGAGTTGCTGCCAGGCTGCGCGGTGCCGGTAGTGAAGACGGAGGCCGCATGAATATTGCCGAAGAGGCCTCGCTGATACGACAGCTCGAAGAGGCGCGCGCCATTATCAACCATAGGAATGGTGAGATCCTTCATCTGCAGAGAGAAGCGGCGCGCTACCGTGAGCAGCGGGATTCTGCAAACGCGATGGTTAAGTTCCTGCGCGGACTCTTTGAGAATTCTTCGCAGGCGACACAATGAGCCGCCTCCGGGTGGACTATTGTTCATTCATCCACTTTTCAAATGCAGACGGGGAGAACGGCACCAGGTCGTAATGCTCCCCGTTTATCCATGCATCAACCATATTTGCCCACTGCTGCAACATGTAGGCCCGCTGCTTTGCGTATTTCGCCTTGTTATATACTCCTCGAGTTCCTTTCTGCGTTCTGGCCTGTCCCATCTCGATCCAGTCAGATGGATAATCAGCTTCATGCAAGTTGGTGCTGCATGTCCTTCTGAGATCGTGCACAGTGAAACGCTGTAATGGTTCACCTGCATCGTTAATTGATTTTACTGTCCTGTCGATGAGGGAATTTAGCGCTGCGTTAGAAAGCGGCTTCCTAATGTCATATCTGCCAGGAACAAGGTATTCACTCCCACCAGCGCACATGTTTAAGCCGACAAGGAGATCCATAGCCTGATCAGACAAGAAAATCACGTGCGCCTTTCTTTTCTTCATGCGCTCAGCCGGGATCGTCCATGTTCTGTGATGGAAATCTATTTCAGACCATTTTGCGTTAACGAATTCAGATTTTCGGACCATGGTTATGAGGACTAGTTTGATCGCCATTTTTAAAGTCCCCATGGCGCTAAAGTCATTCAGGGCTCTGAAGAAAATACCGATTTCACTTGGATTAAGAAAACGCTCTCGCTCCTCAAATTTTGCGATAGATAGCGGCTTAATATCTGCGGCAGGGTTGAATAACCCATGACCGCGGTCATTGGCGTACCGGTACACGCTGCTAATTATTTCGCGCGCCTGCACCGCCGTCGCACGTCCGCCGCGCTCGACTATGCGATCGCAAAGATCACGCACCATAGGGGTCGTTATCTCGGACATCATTTTGTTTCCGAGAACAGGCAAAATATCCCGGTCGATTACTGATTGCTTCATAGCCCGCGTGCTGTCAGCCAGGACCACATGTTTCATGTAGGCGTCGGTATGTACCGTAAATGTTTCGGCGCCGCGGATCCGTTTGATACCGTCACGCTTCGCTGCAGCCGGCGACTGGCCTGCGTTCAGAAGCTTTTTAGCGGCTATCAGTTCATCCCTGGCTTCGGCCAGCGTGATACCGTCACGACCATACTGACCGATAACCAGCGTCTCCCGGCGGCCGTTGATGCGGTAATCGTAACGAAACGAGATGGTGCCTGAGATCAGCACGGCTACGTATAGACCGTCGCGATCGGAGACCTTGTACAT